GGACTCAATCGAATATACAATGTATACTCGTGTTGGTACCCAAATTGAGCAGGCAGATGCATGGGTAGTCGTAAAAGACGTTAAGGTTGCTTCTTAATTAAATAAGAAATAACTACCGAAAGGCCCCCAATTAATTTTGGGGGCTTTTCATTTTAATTTTATAGTGCTATAATTTGTATACATACCAAAGGAGTATATATATGTCATTTGACACACTTAAGGTCAAAGATCTAAAAGCATTAGCAGCGGACTTCGCAGTTGATGTGGACGGCCTAAAAAACAAAGCAGATATTATTGCATCACTTTCAGAAGAAGGTGTAACTTGGTCAGTTTACCAAGGCACACTTAAAAACATAGAAAACGCAAAAGAAGATGCGGATGAAATCCTTCCTAGACTAGATCCAAATCAAAAGCTTGATGAAGACATGGTTCTTGTAAAGATGGATCGACCAAACTACAGATACGATGCACTTGGATTTACTTTCACAATTGAGCATCCATTTGTAGCAATGAAGCCAGAAGTGGCTCAAGAAATTTTTGATAAGGAGGAAGGGTTTAGATTGGCTACACCTAGAGAAGTACAGGAGTATTACAACTAAGCCTAACACATGGCAGAGATATACCAGAATACAAGTACGGCAGCAACAACAAAGCTTTTCGTAAAAGGTGAAGCAGTTACGCCTACCGCATCAGTAATCGTAAAGTTTTATGATATAACTGGTGACCCAGTTGTCTTTCCACAGATAAGCCCCTCAACAATTATTGCTACTGTTACAGCAGAAGCAAGCGAAGTGGATCAGGGATCATTTAGCGTATATCTTCCAACACAACACACATCAAGAAATAGAAAGTTTAAACTTGTTTGGGATTGGCAGCACGACTCAGTTTCCTACTCAAATACAACCTATCTTGATGTTGTTACTCCATATGTTGATATCCAAGAAGCAGCACAAGAAATGGGTCTTGGGTCAGATGCAAATGATCCAAGTCATAAAACATATCAGGAATTAAAATTAGCGGAGAGATACGCTAGAAACATAATTGAAGGGCACACGGGACAAAAGTTTTATTTGCATGATGATAGCTTTTTTACAATAGGAAGTGATTCAGATACACTTTCAATGCCTAAAAAAATAAATAGGCTACACACACTATATGCCAATGATGAATTGCTTATAGACAATATCAATAGTATTAATAACTTAGGAATAGTTGTTGAAAATACAGTAAGTGGATTTGGAATAAGAGCCAATCATTTTTCTGGCGTTAATGACGATGTGTATATTGCAAATGGAATGGTGCCCCCTTCAATAAATGATTCATCTCCAAATATTTTTAGAAGATCTAAAAGTTACAAAGTATATGCAAGATTTGGTTGGGATTATATTCCAAATGAAGTCCGAGACGCAACTGTAGAGCTAATGAAGATGTATTTTGCAAAAGACCGTGTATGGAGAGATAGATATGTTAAGAAGATATCTACAACAGACTGGGACTTTGAATATTCTTCTGAGGCTTTTAGTGGAACTGGATCCTCATACGCAGATAAACTTCTAGCAGACTATGTTATAACACAAATGGTTCTGGTGTAATGTTTGATATAGTTGATGGTTTGATGACCATGAAAATGGATGTACACCGTCAATCTGAACGGCAAGACCCAAACACTGGAGCAATGATTAGAGAGTTTTCTTATATTAAAACTCTAGATTGTTACGCTAGAGGTGTTATTACAGAAAGCCGAAATAGGTCAAATGATAGTCAAAAGTTTTCAAATAGGTATTCAAACAATCAGTATATTGAAGTAAGAACTTCTGAAAGATTAACCGCAAGAGATAAAGTTAAAAACATTAGAGATGTAAACGGAACCCCAATTTGGTATGAGTTAAATTATCCAAATGATACGGATACAGTTTTTGATGTAGTTGGAACAACTCCAATAGCAGACCCATTTGGGAATGTTGTTGGATACAACTCATCACTTCAAAGGGCGGAGAATCAGCAAATTGGCATCTGAAATTTTAGCAATTAAAGCAGCAAGCGGATTAGTTAACTTAATGTCTAATAAGCCGATAAGTGGTGCACTAAAAGATAGCACAGTTGCACAAATATCTGCAGCATTATTTTACAAAACAAATGTGATGGCAAAGCTTGCATCTAATGCACAATTTCAATTAGCATTTAGAAATGTAATATTTGATCAGCTTGAAGTTGATTTTGGAGAATATATTGATGCAAAATCAAGAACATCTCCAAAAGCTTTTCACCATGTTTATGAATGGGGTAGAACTGGTCAGGATGAAGCAAGATTATTTAAGCTAAACAAATTGCCATCAGACGGCTTATCCCTAAAGGTAAACTACGAACTAACAGATTCTCAATCATTTGTGCCATCTGAAAATTCTAATAACAGACATGTATTTGTAAAAAAAGCTTCTGTTATGGAAGAAGGAAAGACTGTAGTTATTGCTCCTAGGTTTTCAGAAAGACTGGTATTTGATGTAAGTGGATATACAGTTTTTATGCCCAAAGGACAATCAGTTACCGTAAGAAAGCCTGGCGGAGCGGCAGTTAAAAATTCCTTCTTTTCTGCTTACAGATATTTCTTTACTGGCCAGCTAGTTAATATGTCTATAAAAAAATCGGGATTTCAAAGACTATTCAATTCATCTATATCTAGAGCATTAGGAGTACCAGCACAAATTAAAACAGTTAAGTACAGCTTCTCGGCAAATCAGCTGGCAAATGAAGCAGAAGCTGCAACATCAGCAGCATTTGCGAGGTTATCAAATGGCTAATTATAAACTAGATGCAATGTTTGAAATAAGAAAATTCTTATGGAGTAGACTCGCAGCACTTGATATATTTAATGAAGACGACTACTACTCAGATAATTTAAATGAGACACTTGTGCCTATTGTTCCAGTCCAGCAACAGCCAGAAATGAATCAATTTTTGAGCGGCAAGAAGCACATAGTCTACGATAAGATAGGAATGTCTTATGAAAATAACTGGATGATATGCTGCGAACAAATCCTATTAACCCTATATTCACCAGATCTCCTTGATATTGTTGAAATAAGAAACTTCCTAACTGATGAGTTTAGAAGAATGGATGAGTCTGCCAAGGATGTAAATAGGTGGGCGGGGCTATCTAATAAATTTAAGTTTCATAGCATTCATATAGCAGATATATCATCTACAGCCCCATCAGAAGAGATCCAAGGATTCTATGCAGCAGATGTAATATTAGAGGTAAAATACTCTAGGATAACTGATGGCAAGGGTAGATTTGCCTAGTTTGCCTTTTATTAAGTAATACAGTAAAATTGGAACAGAGGAAAGGGCCTAGCCAGCCAAATAGATATATTAATTTCATATGAAATCAGGAGGCAATACAATTATGGCATATCAAAATACAGGAGACGCCCGCAACATTCTTGTTGGCGCATCACCACTATTTTTGTCAGTAGAAGATTCAACAGTATCTGGTTACGATTCAAGCATGGATGCAGGCGAAGCAAACGCTTTTGTTGCATCAAAGAACCGTTTTGTACCAGCATTCTCATCAGGAGAGTCTTACACTACAACACTAAATAAAGTTTTAACAACAACAGGTGCTACTCAGACAGCAACGCCTACAGAGGCATCACCAGCAATTGGTGGAGCTTACCGTAACGTTGGTTACACAAATAACGGTCTACAGATCAGCTACCAGCCAACATTTGACTCAGTAACTGTTGACCAGTTGCTAGATACAGCTAAGCTGTTTAAGTCTGCAATGATGGTTCAGATCTCAACAGAAATGGCAGAAGGTACTCTAGAGAACGTTCTTGCAGTATTTGGTCAAAAGGGATCAACACTTACATCAACAGGAACAGGTGCAACAGCAGTTGACACACTAGGAATGGAAGCAGGTGCACTAGGTGCAGCTCCAACAGAGCGTCAGCTAATTGCAGTTGGACAGGCTCCAACTTCAGAAGCATCAGCAACTGAGCGTGTATATTATGCACGTCGCGTTTTGTCTGTTGAACAGTCACAGTTCTCTTTGGCTCGTACAGCAGCAACAACATTCCCAGTAACATTCCGTCTTCTACCATCAGGTGACTCAGCTCACGCTGGTTCAGAATACGGTAAGATTATTGACCGCGTTCTAGCAATTTAATTATATTAATAATTAATATCAAAGCCCCCAAGAAATTGGGGGCTTTGTTGTTGTATCCGTATAATGGTTATGCTATAATAATTTAGACGATCCTTAAGGAGGATAAATTGGCAACAACAGTATATGATGTAGAAGAGATTGAACTACAAAGCGGAGCTAAAGTAAAGCTCAAGCCATTATCAATCAAGCAATTAAGAAAGTTTATGGAAGTAATTAAGAAAGTTCAAGACGCAGAAGACGAAGCCGCAACACTTGGAATTTTAGTTGAAGCATGTGGAGTAGCGCTAGAAACTCAACTGCCAGACCTAGTTGCTGACCTTGACAAACTTGAAGATGCATTGGATGTTCCAACTATTAATAGAATCCTTGAAGTTTGCGGAGGAATTAAGATGGACGACCCAAACCTAATAGCGGCAGCGGTACTGGCTGGCCAGAACTAGATTTAGCCGCTTTAGAAGGTCAAGTTTTTCTTCTAGGTCACTGGAAGAATTACGAAGAACTAGAAGAAAGTTTATCGCTGCCAGAATTGATTCAAACAATTACAGCAATAAATGAAAAAGAGCACAACCAAAGAAAGTTTGCAGCATCACTAAAGGGAATACAGTTAGATGATGATGTGGAAGAAAAAGAAAAAGGTTCTACCTTTGAAGATATCCAAAGAAGAGCTCTTGGAATTAAAGCATCAGCAGATGATGTCGTTAGTTTGCAAGGACCCTTCGCAGCACAAGCTGGATTTGGAATCGGAGCAGGATTAGGATACTCTAGGAGTAATTAGTGGCTGACGAACAAATTGTAACCAGCATAGTCGCCAAAGCCGACTTGTCTAGCCTTGTGTCTGAAGTACACAGGGCTAGTTCTAGTCTCCAACAATTACAAAGAGAGCTGCTTGCATCAAACAAAGCAATATCTTCTTCTACAAAATTAGCAAATAATTTATTTAGAGATACATTAACTGGAAGCGGACAGTTCTCAAGCCACTTTGTAAACCTTAATTCTGATGTAGATAAGTTTGGTAAAAATTTAGATTCAGGCAGATTAAAGCTTAAGAACTATTTCCAAACATTTAGAGAACACGCCACTACTCAAAAGGGCATGATCAGGGAGCTTGCCAAAGAGCAGGTAATGCTTCAAAACTCAGTACTTCAGCCGCTAGGTAGAAATGCTCAAGGCTTAATGCAGTACAATGTTATGATTCCTAGAGGACTAGATGCTATAGCAAATAGCGGAAAGTTAGCTCGAATGGAAATGCAGATTATGAATCGTGCATTATCCGAAGGAGCAGGTTCTTTAATTAACTGGGGTAAGAATACTCAGTGGGCTGGTAGACAGCTAACAGTAGGTCTAACTGTTCCAATGACTATGTTCGGTGCCGCAGCTGGAAAAGCTTTTAGAGAAGCAGATGCTGAACTAGTTAGATTGACAAAAGTTTATGGTGGCCTAGCTGCAACCTCAGCAAGTGATTTAAAAGCTATTAGAGAAGAAGTTGTTGAAACGGCAAAAGTTTTATCTAAAACAATGGGTGCATCTTTTAAAGATACTATTGCATTGGGTGCTGATATCGCAGCAACAGGACAAACTGGAAATGAGCTTCTAGGATCTATTGCAGAAACAACAAGGCTTGCAGTACTTGGTGAAGTTGATAGACAAGATGCAATGAAAGCAACGTTATCTATTCAAACAGCATTTAAACAAAATACTCAAGAACTTACTGAATCAATTAACTTCCTTAACGCAGTTGAAAACCAAACCTCAACAACTCTTAATGACCTGGTAGAAGCAATTCCAAAAGCTGGGCCAGTAATTCAGCAACTAGGCGGAGATGTTAAAGATCTGGCTTTATATTTAACAGCAATGAGAGAAGGCGGTATTAGCGCATCAGAAGGTGCAAACGCACTGAAGTCTGGACTAGCCTCTTTGATTAACCCAACAAAACAAACTGTCGGAATGATGTCGGATTTTGGAATTGATGTAATGGGAATGGTTGCTAGAAATACTGGCGATACAACTGGACTTCTAATGGATTTGCAAAAAGCATTAGACTCACTTGATCCATTAAGCAAAGCAAGAGCAATGGAACAAATGTTTGGAAAGTTTCAGTTTGCAAGAATGAGCGCACTACTTAATAACTTAGGAAAACAGGGAAGCCAGACGCTTCAAGTTTTAGATTTAATGAAAGCGAGCACAGCAGATCTTGCAGATGTAGCAAGCCGAGAATTAAAAATGGTTACAGAGTCTGCATCTGGTAAATATAAAAGAGCTATTGAAGGTCTTAAAGCAGAGCTTGCAGATGTTGGAGAAGAGTTCTTAGGAGTTGCAACTAAGCTTATAACCGCAGCGTCAAAAATATTAGATTTCTTTACTAGATTACCAGACCCAATCAAAAAAGGATTAACATTCCTTGCTGGGTTTACTGCATTAGTCGGACCACTTATTATGTTAACTGGTGTACTTGCAAACTTCTTTGGTTATATAACTAAGGGTGTTGTTCAGTTAAGAGCATTCTTCATGAAAGCAAATGGCTGGAAGATGCTTACCCCAGAAATTATTGCTGCTGAAAAAGCAGCTCTTATGGTTGAGAATGCATTCTACTCAGATGCAGCAGCAGCTCAAGTTCTTCACAATGCTCTACAAAAACTTGTTTTAGATTATCAAAATCTCCAAGCTGCATCTATGAAAAATGCAGTACCAGTTAATCCAGGAGTAAGCACAGTTGCTGGTTCACCAGTAATGGTTGGCGGAAGAAGAGTCGTTGATCCTAACGATCCATATGTTGGAGACCCTAATACTAGAGCCATGTCTCATATTAGACCAAGAGATATAAATAACCCAGCAACAATATTTGGCGGTGTACCAGGAGCAATTCCAGTTAATAGAGGAATATCAAGAACTCCTCAAATGTATATGCAAGATAGACTTCCAAACATTGAAGGATTAACAAGCGTAAAGGGAATATCAACAGGAATTGTTTCAGGTGAAGCAGCTAAATTCCATGCGCTGATGGCAACACTAGGAATGCAAACAGAGCAAGAAGTTGCTACATTAAAGAAAACTATTGCAATGGGCGGAACAGTTAGCAGAGAGCTTCTAGACACATTTGATGACATACTTCCAATAACTCAAAGATTTGCAGAGAGTGCAGCAACACAGTCAGCTTTAATTGTTCAGCAAATGAGAAATGCCGAAATAACTGTTGATCAAGCAAAAGCAAGGATACTTGCACTTAATGCACAAATAGAAACAGATATGGGATCAGCAGTAAGCATGTATGCTGCTGGACGAGGAAGAACAATTGATTTAACAAGAGCTCCAATGATGGATCAACCAGTTGTTGACGCTAATGGACAATTTACACTTAGAGATTTGTATAAGAAGAAAGCAAATGCTTCTGTTATGGAAGAGTTTGGAAGACTTCGCGGCGTAAGAACATTTGGAGCACCTTATAGTATTCAGACAACTAGAATGCCTAAATTTAATATTGGTGGAGATGTAGAGTCATTTGGTCCAGGAAAGACTATGGTGTCTGGGCCATCTTCAATTAACTATGATGACAGACTGGGAAGCGTTCCTCTAGGAGGGTATGTTTTAAATCAGCAAGCTTCGATGGATCCAGCAAATGCTGCATTAGTTGAGATGGCTCCGTCTACCTACTTAAATAATGGTGGAAACATTACTGCAGCGCTTACCCCACGGGAAGTCGTTTTTGGCCCTGAAATTCAAAGAATGCCTGAGCTTTATGCAGCAGTAGATGCAGCCAACAACGGATATAGTTTTGGCGGGCAGATCATGCGTGGCATTAATTCATACGGAAAAGAAATGTCTAAGTCTGCTAAGGCTAGAATGAAAGAAGAAAACTTTAAAAGACAGTATAGAGAGTATCTAAAGTTTATCAATAACCCAAGATACGAAGATGATATAAGAATAAGAATGATCATGCTTGACGCAGCTGAATTATCTTATGAGCGTAATTTGCCAATTGATAAAGCTATAAATATTGCAACAAGTAACTTTGATTTAGCTAAAGCCCAATCTGGTGGAAACGATGAGAATTTTGTAAAAATAAGAATTAAGCAAGTGCAGGGGCTAGAAAGAGACGGCATGGTTCCCCGTGTTAAAGATGCAGAAAATTCTCCAAGAAGCGGTAGCAAAGCTTTAAATTATCAATTAAATGACGTTAGAGAAGCAATGCTAAAGAATAAAAAATTTGCTGGTGTGCATGATCTTATATCAGCAGTTGCTCCAACAACATTTTTAAATGACGACGGTTCTCCATCTATTAAAGGCTTGCACGATAAGGCACATTTTAGACGTAAAGATCTAGTTGGATATACAACTAGTGGGTACATGGGAGTTGCTGCTGTATTGCCTTCTGGTATAAATAATATCATGAGCATACTTGAGGGAATAGGTTTATCAAGAGATGTTTTAAATTTAAGTGCAGATGATGCAAGAGAAAACCTCGCAGTAGCATTAAAGAAAACAGGTTTAGACAAGCTTGCAAACGTAGATGACATATATACAGCTTTGCAAGATGATGGATTATTTAAGAGTAAGGCTCAGATTGCATCTGGAAATGTGGTAAGGGCAAATAAGGATCAAAGAAAATCTTTAAGCATGCTTTTAGAAGCTGCAGCAAAAAGATCAAGGTGGGTATTTGCTGGAAGGCCTCCAAGACCAATGCTTGTAGCGGGAGCATACAATAAGGGCGGAATGATTCCAGGAGGATCAATATCTAGAAGTAGATCTAACTATGGAAACATATCACCACTATTAAAATTAATAGCACCAGATAAGCAGCTAAAGATCTTGCAACAAGCTCGTGAAATGTCAAAGGCTACAGCAACTGGATCTTATAAGGACATGCCTCCTGTTAAATATGGACACATGGTTACCCCAAGCTCTGGAATGAGTTATCCGATACCTGGTGTTTCTGGCTTGTACAAAGATAGTGATGGTCGACTTAAGTTCTTTAAGGGTGTTCCAAATGAGATATCTGCCAGGGCTGAAGTGTATGGAACCAGAATGGCTAGAGAAGTATTTGGTCTTGATGCTCCTGAGCAAACAATTAAAACAATAGCAAACCCATTAGACCCAACTGGAAAATCAAAGCTACTTGGTGTTGAATCCCCGTTTGATAAAAAGTTTACTACTGGTGGAACAGTCTTTTCAGAAGATGAAATGATTAGGCAAACAATTGCATCTTTAGTTATGAATAATAAAGATTTATCTCCAAGCAATGTCTACGGAAATGTTTTAGCAGATGTCGGAGCAGCAGGAGTATTCTCTAAAGCCTCAGCTAACACAGCACACGCAGACTCTCTTCCTTCTATGATAGATCAAGCTATGATAAATCTACTTGGAGTTAAGGGCGGAGCTAGAAAAGACTTTGCAGTAAATACTGCTCCAATTGCTGCAGGAATGACAGCTAAGCAGTATAACAGAAAAATAAAATCCGCAATGAAAAAAATGCATCCAAAACTTATTAAGTTTGTTGCAACGTTGCCAAGAGAAGACAGAGCTCCATATATCAAATTGCTACAAAGATTTGAACAGGGCATGGATGATGCAACGGACTTCGGTCCGCTGCATGCAGTTCATGTTGCAGCTAAAAGAAATAGCGGAGGCCCAATTGGTGGAGGCCCAGTTAGATCAGGAAGATATGCCTATGGCGCTAAGAATAAAAAGGGTTCACAGAGGTCAGGAAACCCAGCTAAAAGAGCTCAGGATGAAAGATCCAGAGCGGCAAGAGCTGCCTCCTATAGCACTCCATCTGGTTCTGGCTATACAGCTTCAGATAATCCTCAGATGCAAGTGCAAAGAGCTCCTTATGTTGGTGGATCTGGAATTTCTGGAAACGCATTTGGGGCAATTCAAAATCAACAATCTCAGCAGTATATTAACGCATTGCAAGTTTCTCAAATTGGTCAGCTTCCAGCAGGCATATCAAGAGCCTTTGATTCTTTAACTAAAACAATTGTATTAAAAACAACAGGGTTAAGATATGGAATTACAAGTTCTGTTCCTTATATTAATGAAGCTTACTCTTCTTTTACAAGAGGAATAATAAATTCTTCAAAACAGCAATCTGCAAAACTTTCTAACTATGTACAAACGCAGACAAGGGATTTAAAAGCAGGCATATTAAGAGAGCAAGCAGTCAGAACAAATGCAGCATATCCAGGTATGAATATGCCAGTGTCTATGTTTGGTCCTGGAATGGTAGGAGAATGGCAAGATATTGGACAAGATGGAATCAGAAGTCGTAAGGTAGGAGCACTCGGATATAGACAACGCGAGTACATGCTTCCTGACGGAACCATCCTTGATTCAAATGCTGCTAAAGCAAAAGGAATTTCAGCTCCTAGAGGAGGAATGGGAATAGGCGCCCAGATGGGCATCGGTATGGCTGGTAACATGGCTGGAATGTACTTGATGCAACAACAAGAAATATTTGGAATGAAAGGGTCAAACGTAGGACTTGGCGTAATGGCTGCATCCAGCATAGCTCCAATGGTTCCTTATGCAAGAATGGGAAAGGCAGCCAAAGACGCTAAGAATTACGTAGCAGCGTTAATCGCAGCAGGTCTTACAGCTAAAGAAGTTATTTCTGCGCTTCTTGCCAAAGGATTAAGCATAGCAAAAATGTTGGGCTGGGTTGGTAAGGTCGTAGCTGTTGTAGCAAGTTTAGCTATGGCTTATAAGAATGTTAAGGATCGACAGCAAGATGCTGCCATAAGCCTTTCTACAACAGAAAAAGCTGCAGAACAAGCTGGATTTAAGTATGTAAGCCTAACGGACAAAATTCAAACATATTTAGATAAACAAAAATTAGCAGCAGAATCAGCAAAAACAGGATCAACAGCTTCATTTTCAATGCCTGGTATTCCTAGATCTGTAGAGGACATGAAGAAGGCTAAGAAAGAGGGCGAAGGTCTTAAAGATCTAATTGAATCTCTTAACCGAGCAGCCGTCGGAGAAGAAACTCAAATGATGATTAACAACCAAAAAGCACAAATGGTTGCAGCTGGAATGAGCATTGAAGAGGCAAACAGAAAAATTTACGGTGCTTTGGCAAATAGCAATAAAGCTCAACAAGCATACAAATATCTAGCAGATGTTCAATTTGGAGGAATTAAAGACAAGGCTTCTGCCGCACAAGTTGCAGTTGGAAATTTAGTTTCAGTATTGGCTAACCCAAGCTCCACAGGACAAGAAATTTCATATGGGTTTGAGGGTCTTATTAATACATTTGATGCAGCAACATCTAGTCTTATAGGTACAAAAGATGCTATGGGAAATGTTATAGATGAGTATGAAGCTTATGGAATTGTTATGTCTTCTGCAGAATCCAAGTTTCCATCTTTTGGAAATGAGCCAATAGGTACAGAATCTTTTAGAGCGCTTTCAGAAGCTCAGCCCTTGCTAGCTGATATTTCAAATAAATCTGATAGCATAAAAGGAATATTGGCAAAATGGAAACTATTTACTTCTGGAATAAATATAGATCTTAAAAATATTGACTCTACTTTAGCAATTAAGCTAGCTGGATTTACTCAGGCAATTGGAACAGGAATTTCTGAGCTAACCGCTGCTGCTGATAATGCAACTACATACGGAGCAACTGGAGCAGCACTAGCTAAATTACAAAAAGTAATTTCTGCAACTTCTGCTGCCTCACAAAGAGCAGCAGCTGCCTCTCAAAGAAGCGCACAAGAAGAGCTAAAATTAATTGCTAAAAAAATTAAGCTTATTGATGATGAAAAGAATAAAAAGTTAGAATCTTTAAGAGCAACTCAAGACGCATCTAATTACGCACTAGAGTTACAAAAACTTCAGATACAATATCAAGATGCCTTGTCTCGTGGAGATATGGCTGCTGCAAACAGAGCTCAACTAGAGATAGATCAGCTTACATCAAATAGACAATCTGAATTGGCTCAAAAAGCAATAGAAGATGCGGCAGCAAGAGCTAAGGCTCCACTAGAAGCAGATGCTTTAGCAATTTCTAATGCACAAGATCGAGCAGCAGCATCAGCTGCAGCAGGTCAAGATAATGCTGCGGTAGCAGGTGAGATTACTGCTACAATTCAAAAGCTACAAACAAGATATAATGATCTTACAACAATGGCACTCAATGCAAAAGTTCTTCCAGAAAAAGAAAGATTGGCTCAAGAGTCTGAGGTTAGAAGACAACTTATTATACTTGTTCAGGAAATGCAGAAAGCTGGTACTGGATCTAGCCTGCTTGCTAAAACAGTAAGAGATGCATTCCCAGGATACTTTGATGCAAATGGAAAACCATTAGCTCCAGTTTCAACATTTACTGGATCTCCAAGAGGATTTAACCCTGATGGCACACCAATTCTTTCAACAAACACTGTAACCAATAACAGCGCACTAACTCAATTTAATAAAGATATTGCAGCTGTAGAAAAACTAGCTTTAGGAATTACAGGCGGAATGACTATTAAGCAATTAGCTGCAGACATTGCTAAAAGCCTAGGTGTTAGTGATATTAGAGCTAAGAATCCTATTGGTTCAGGAACTTCAACTTCAACAAAAATTGCTGCAATAACTGCAAAAGATGGAAATGCAGCAGGATCTGCTGCTTTAAAATTGGGTTCTCAAACAAGACAATTTACTTTACCAGATGATCCTTATAGAAAGTACTCAGTATTTACATATAACGGAAAGACATATGCTATAGATCCAATTAGCGGATCGATATTTAATTTTGATTCTAGCAACAACATATTAGGATCTGTAGTTAAAGACAGAAAAAAAATGTATACTGGTGGAAAAGTTTCTGGTCCAGGAACTGCAACATCAGATTCAATTCCAGCAATGCTTTCAGATGGAGAATATGTATTTAGTGCAAAAGCTGTAGATGCCGCTGGAGGACCAGATGTTGTTGACAACTGGCACAAAGCACTTAGAAGAGCAGATGGTGGACCAGTCTACCCTTCATGGAAAAAGCCAAAGTCTGCATACAACTCTAAGAATCAACCTACTGGAAGTCCTTACGGAAGATACTGGGGAGAATTAGAAAGACTATATCAAAGCTCACCAATCGGTTTTGATAAAAATGGAAAGCCTATATTTAATAATGCTGGAAAAGATCCATGGGGCGGAGTAGAGATACCAGGACTTCCATTTAGTGGCAAGGTGGGACAGTTCTCAGATTACTGGCATCAGCTAGCAGAGCAACTAAGAAAGTCTAGCGGTCCTGGAATGGGCATCGATAAGTCTACGCCACCACTAGTTGGATCGGGTGCATCTGCTTGGACTGGAGGCTTACTAGGAGGCGGCGGAGGCGGCATGCTTGGATATGCAGATGGAGGCCTGGTTAAGGGACAATCCGCATGGTCTAAGGTTATGCACACTGCAATGAAGGCGATAGACCCATTTAAATTTGGTAAACATAGTTTAGGATATAATTTCTTAGGCGGAAAAGAAATTGCAAATGTATTTTCTGGAACTGGGAAAAAGTCAGACTACCTATCTGCAGCTCTAGCACCACTTGGAGGATTTGGAAGAGGGGCAGCAAAAGCACCAGGTGCTATATCAAAACTTACATCTGAGATGAAATCTTTCCATATGTCAGATATTGATTCTAAGGCCATGAATGCTTTATCAAATATGGATCTATCCTCAATTAGAATTCCAGAAACAGGTATTAGCTTTAGTCCAGCATCAGCTAAAGCTGGTTTAGAAGCATTAAAAGAAGGGGTTACATCATCCTCTGCTTGGGAAATTGTTCAAGCACAAAGAGAAACATTATTAAAGAATAAATATCCAAAAGTTGATCTATCTGATGTAGCAAAATTTAATGAGTATTACGCAAAAGAATTTTACGGCTTGCTTCCAGATGATTCTATTAAATTATTTAAGGGAGTAAGAAGCACAATAGGAGGCGCTTGGAGAACTGGAGAAAAAGATCTAGCAACTTATTTCTCCACTAACCCACATGTAGCCGCCCTATACAGTGCAATGATAGGCAAAGCAAAGCTTGGCGATGAACTTCCAATGTTTGCAATTGATAGAAGGATATCTGATCTTAGAAATTTCTTGGGTGAAGGTGCTGTAAGAAATGGAAATGCACAGGGAAGCATGGAGTTTCCACAACTTCTTGGAGGGAAAGATTTATCAGATGTTCTTCCTAGTATGTATTCTTTGCCAGGACAAGTTTATGGTCAGATGTTTGGTGGAGCAGCAACATCATTAACAAAAATAAAAAATTTGTGGCCAAAAGGTTTCCACGAAGGTGGTTGGGTGCACGCACATCCTCATGAGACCTCATGGAAACAGCATGTTCCAAATTATGAAAGCAGTGGAGGACCAGGCTCTTACAATTCATCATTAGGTAAAGGCATGTTTGATGGATTCTCCATACCCTGGCTAGATTCTTTAGGTGTTAAAGGAATACACCAAACCTTTAATAAAATTTTTCAAGGTGGAAAAAATAAAGGTATAAATGATGCTTACTCATCTTCTCCAAATAAAGGAGACTATGCAAATGCAGCTTTATTCCCTCTCAACTTTGCTGGAATGGGAATAGGCAAAAAATTTGCGTCAATGGGAATGCGGCAAAACCTTGCTAATCTTCTGGGAGGAACAAAGCTCCCAGGCCAAATACCAAATCAAATTTATGAAAGCGCAATAGAAAAGGGTATAAGGCTAGAAAAAGGCGAAACTGGAGTAAATGAAACCTATCGCGCAATTTTAGACGGAGTTAGTGGTTTCTATAAACCTCAACTTGGAAACATGGAAACCAAAAGAGAAATGTTTGGCTCTATATTTTCTAGGGCACTCGGACTTCTTGCCCCTGCTAATGTACCAGTTGTTACAGGAAACTTCTTGAGACCAGGTGGAATATTTAGTCCAGATGTGGCAGCTCAGGGTGGTTCACTTTTAAAAAATATAAAAGGATCTACTACTGGTATATTTGGAGAGTATGATAAGCTTTCATCTGTTGAGGAGGCTATTTCAAGCGGGTATAGAGCAGCAATGATGTCTGCTATGAGATATGTAGATGGTCATGATGGAAATTTAGTATTAAATCCAATCACAAAACAGCCAGGTCTTATAGATTTTGGAATGATTTTAGATTTTTATCCAAAAGGAGCTGGAAGCTTCATCCCCTCCATGTTTTCGCCACTAAGACAACACGTTCCAAATTTAGTTGATGCAGTTGCTGACCCAAAAAGACAAGCATTTTTTGAGGGTTTGCTAAAAGCAAAAGATGTATTGTCTGGCTTGTCTAGATCAGACATTAAGGATATGTTAAAATCTGCTGGATATAAAGGAATAGATCTTAATAAAAAATTAAAAATTGTAACAAATAGCATTAAGGATACAGTTAATGCAATGCCATCTGCAGTTGATGACGCTCTATTTGATGTACCAGATGCTCCATCGTGGCCTAGCAATGCCATGATTGGTCCTGATGGTAAGATTACATTAGGTAAAGGCAAAAAGGGATTACAGCCTAATATCAGCGCACCATCAATAAAGGGATTCCCATCATTTGACACCCTATTCAAAACACCAAAGGGATTCCCATCTATTAGCAGCTTGCCAAATTCCATTAAAAATGTACGCAATCTGTGGAGCACCCCAAAAGAAGTAACAGGTACTGGATGGAGTGACGTAGCAGGAAAAATAATATTTGACAGCAGTACAATTAACCCAGTGGTTAAGAATATACGCAAGCTGTGGAATGCTAAAGGATTCTCCGAAGGTGGACCAGCAAATGCTTTATCAAACCTTGGAGTCCCAATGTTTGAAGATGGAATTAATATGGTTCCTGCAAATATGCTGGCGCTGCTTCATAAAAATGAAGCAGTTGTTCCAGCTAACATGAACCCATTTAATCCAAATGCATCAGCGGCTGTATCTGGTTCAGTGTATAATATTAATGTAGAATTAAATGGAACAACAGTGACGGCAAAAGATGTTGCACTAGAAATACGTAATGAGATGAGAATTAAAGAAATGGCAGCGGGAGTAAATAGAACGGTGGGCAGATCATGAGTTTCCAAAACTTATCTAAAGGATCAATTCTATACATAGAAGCCATAGACCCATTTGCAATTGATACTAGTACTAATACCTTTGATTATAAAGGTGCTACAGTTACTCCACCAGGTAATATATATGATGCTACAACAGCATCTAGAAATGGTCTATCTCATTTAACAAGAACTCAACCAGCTTTTAGACGGGTTACTGAGCATAACAGATCCCCAATATCATTAAATACAAATAGAATTGAGCAGTCAACGAGAATGGCAAACGGAACAACAAGGAAGTATTTTGTGGCAGATAAGATAAATATTGCCGCATCTTGGGAAATGGTTCCATCATTTAGAAATGAAACAGTTGATGGAGCCTGGGGAGCAGAAGATTTAAAAGAGTTTTATGAAAGTGAAGCTGGTCAAGGTGCATTTAGAATAAAATTAAACCCAACAGTATTTTCTCCAAGCTTAATAACAGATGGAGCACTATCAGATGATTATACATATACAGTGATGATTACTTCTTGCGACTTTACTCTTGCAAAAAGAGGTATCCAGCCATTTTGGAGTATTGACATATCTATGGAGCAGGTATGATAACGGTTGAACCTGCAACAAAAAATTTACTTAAAACTGGATTAAATGTTTCAACTTCAGCTGGTGCTGAGTTAGAGTACAATTTAAATTCAATGGTTGAGCATATAACGGCAACATCATCTGCTTTAACAAATACATTTGCGGCTGCCTTTAAAAAGCTATTTCCAATAGATACAATATATAAACCATTTAGGCCCGTGTCCCCAGGAATTAAATATTTAGTTCATACAGATGGATTCACAGACACAAAAAAAGATTCTTTTGAAAACCCAAGGAATATAGAGATGGGAACAAATCCTAGACTTTATTATCCTGGCCCAGACATGGTTTATAAATATTGGCTGGCTCCTAAGAATACAAATATTGATATATCTCTTGAGTATTTTTCAGATGAAGCAAAGACTACAGCCAAACTAATACCTGTAAATAAAATTGTTGCAAGGTTTGAAACTGGCCACGACACGCCAATCTCTTGGGTAATAAGTGTAGTTAAGCAAGATAACACAGTTGTTAACACACCTGGCACATATATTAATTCAAGCGGTGAAGCAACAATATACTACAATGGAACTGCATGGTCAACAACAAAGCCTGATACATATACAACAACTCAATATGTAAAGAAGATATCTTTGACGGCAGTTAATTCAAATACAGGAAAGTTTCTAGGAGTAATTGAGTTAAGCCCTAGATGGGTTTTGCCAGTTGATTCAGATATAGTTTCTCTTTCAATAAATAAAGAAACTACTTCGGATGACAATTCAATTGTTCCAGTCGGCATAATAACTGCAAACTATTTAAATCTAACTATAACAAAGCCACCATTACCTTCTAAAAAAATTTTTGAATACGACAGGGCATCAACATCAATAGATAACACAAAGGTTTATTTATTTAAAAATGTTATAATTAGGCCCTATATAAATATTGGAAATTCCTCTAGTTCAGAAAAAGTTCCTCAAGGCACATTTTACATAAATTCCTGGACACTTTCAGAATTTGGAGAAGCATCTATAGATGCAACAGATGCTGCAAAGATATTGCAGGACACATTATGTCCACAGCTATTTGTTGAAGACTCACCAGCAACATCTGTTATTAAGAGAGTTTTAGATTCAATTGGTTTTTCTAATTATAAGATAAATGTTGCAAAGGCTGATGGCGAGGTTGATGTTACTTCTATACCTTCATTTGGGTACTGGTGGTCTGATGGCGACAAGACAGTCTGGGATGTTCTTCAAGAAATCTGCAGAGATATTCAGATGAATGCTTTTGTAGACGAGTATAATGTTTTAAATTTTTATAGTAGAAATGTTATATACGATAAAACAATTACACCAAAGTGGACATTTACTAGTGAAAATATAAACACTGGCGGAGTCTTAGACTATGCACCAAATATAATTTCTCTTTCAACCAAAGAACTTTTTTCAGCAAACCAAGTTAGGGTTAGATATTCAACAGCATTTTCTTCTTCAAACAGCCAGTCATCTTCACCGCTTTGGAAGTCTGACACATCATTTTTAGGAGCTGGAGCTTTGGCAAAGACAATAGAAGATAACGATACTGATTTTTATCTTAATCCAAATACAGTGAACACTGCGAGAACAGATAGGATTATGGATCAGTTCAATGGATATGTTTTAATTAATGGAGAAGTAATTGAATACGATGGAGTTTGGTATCAATATACTCCTGCAGAACAGAATACAACAGTTAACCCTCCTATTGACAAAGCCCCAGTTGAAGTTCTGATTAAAAATCAATCTGACATATGGAAACATTCAGTAAAAGCTAAAGCTGGCTATAAGTATTTTCAGCCTATGAATAAATATAATATTAAAACAAGAGGAGCGCTAGGAACTTCAAAACCATTAGTACCCCATAAACCAGCTCCAGAAGATTACATTAATAAAGAAGGGGAAAATAATTCAAATAAGTTTAATCAAAAGAAGATTACTTTGGCCTCACTAGATCCTGCAACTTCCTCAATTGGAGTTGGGTCTATTAAAAATGTAAGAAATTCTGATGAATTTATAAAGAAGGGGTATCTTACAGTTTCAAACCCAGACTTTGATAAGTCAACATTTACTATGGTTTTAAAAGAATTTAATTCTATTAATCTTTCCGACAACTACTTGTCATTTGGAACTAGAATGTTTTTTGATAGCCAGCTAAGCAGCCAGGCACAAGTTGCTGGCATAGGATTTTGTTTAGATGCAGACGGCAAGAATGGATACTATGTATTAATTAGAACAACAGCTTACGCGGAATTGCAGAAAGACATAATGATTGTTAAGGTTAAAAACAATAAGCTTACTGTTTTAAAAGATAGCCAGCAGGTATCTACAAAAACATTATCTGGAATATATGCAGGAGCTTCATACGTAATTGATGCGCTAGTTAAAAAAGAAAGCCTGCCATTCGGTGCAACAAGAAATGTAATAACTGTTTTTATTAATGGATATAAAATTACAGCAACTGACACTGGATCAGATTCAATAAATAATTATATTCCGCCAGTATCTTTTACAAAAAATGTTGGTGTACACTGTGGCCAAGGAACAGCATATTTTGAATTCTTATATGCAAAAAGTCTTGACGAGAAAAAATATCTAGATAAAAGCGAACGTGCAATGATTCAGTATAATGGTGTTTATTCAGATGACACACTTTCAATGCTTTATGGAGATTTAATTTATAATTCTGGAGAAGTGGCTACAGTTGATAGCGGTGCCATTTTTGAGTTTGGAACTACAGCAAGAGAAATTAAAAAAACAAAGGTTTCTTATGACGATAGGCCAGCACTACCTATTCAATTTAGAACATCTTTAAATAAGTATGTTACAGTTTTAGCTGAAAAGCTGCAGCCTTTTGGAGCAGAAAGCTACGTCCTAAACAATACTTCAGTAACTGTAGCACTAGACGACAGTAATAACACAACATTTTATGTGCTTGGAAATTCAATTCAACGCTCTGGAGCCATAGATTATGATACAGATCAGTCTAAGGATTCTTCAAATAAAGAGTCTGTGGTTTTTGACTCCTCATGGATTCAGTCAGAGGCAGATGCTAAGAGCCTGGCGGAATGGATAAAGTCTACTATTTTAAATAAGGGCAGAGCTGTTAACATGACAGTTTTTGGAAACCCTATAATATCAGCTGGAGACATTGTAACAATAAATTATCCGCTGGTTGGAATAGATACGTCTTCCAACAAGTATGTAGTAACAAGATGTACATTAGATTATAAGGAAGGACTAAGTACCTCAATTTCGTGTAGAGCAATCTAATAACGTAATGGTATAATAAATAAATGGGAATTCAATCAGGAAAAATAGGAATCATAATTGACGATGATCCACGCCTTGCTGCTGTTTGGAAGGGCATTCCTGGACAGCTAAAAAATTATGAAGAAGATGGCGACGGCAATGAAGGCGGAACTGGAAACCCTGGAGATCCTAATAGACCTCAACGTAGTGATATTGTGTTCAAAAATTTTGTTGCATACAAAGATGACTTTGGGATAGAGAAAAGAAAAGCAGTTTTTAGAATTTATAATTCAAGCGTAGAGCCAATCAGTGGATTCTCATTTGCATTAACCTTACCAGATCAAGAAGGAGGAAGAGCATGATAACAAAGTTTGGAAAAAGATTTTTAACTAGTTATATTGCAGGAACATCCTCTCTAGATTTAAAAGAGATGGCATTAGGAATTGCAACAAATACCGAGTACCCCTTGGCGGATACAAATTCAAGATTAGGATTTGAGTTTTATAGAGTTCCAATTAGGCAGGGTGGAATTGATATTGATGCAACAACATCTCCAGTAACGTATACAGTAATATTTTCTGCAATACTTCCTACAGATATAGCTGGAAAAATTAATGAGATTGGAATATACTCTGGCGTATCATCTTCTAGGAATATGTACACTGGTAGATTTATATCAGATTTCGAATTGCCGTACTCTTGGACTCCAACACCTACATTAGATCAAGTAAATAATAGAATTTCTGACAGCTCATTAGTCTTTACATCAAGCGGCACAAGCCCGCAGGAGTATAACTATCCATTAAGTGAACTTGATATTTCTGGATATAATCCCCTAGACACGCTGTGCCTTTCATACAAAGCCAATGATGCAAATTTAGCTTCAGTAAAGGTTAGACTATATAGTTCGGATTCAGACTATATTCAATTTACATTTACTGGACACTCTGTAGGAAGAAATATTAAACCTTTAGCCATGTCTTCTGGAGTAATTACTGGTACATTTAATTCTCAAAGTGTTACAAAGGTTGGGATTATAATTACACCAACAGGCGCACAAACATCTGTATCTATGGACGGCCTAAGAATAAATGATGAGGACACGTTTGACCCAGAGTATGGATTAATTGCTAGATCTTTGTTGACATCAGAAATGATTAAGGTAGTTGGAAGAGAAGCATCAATAGAGTTTAAACTAGACTTGTCGTTTGGAAGTTAATGCATGGCTGGCAAATACGATGATTTAGGAATTACTCAAACTAAAGACGGAGATTACTATGACGTCATTATTCCAAACTTAAATCTAAGTACAGAGTATGAGCTTCAAGTTGCTTGGGTGTATGCAGATAAAACTTTAGGTATTAGCGAGTATTCAGACCCTTATACATTTGTAACGACAGGTGAGCAGCCATTAAATAAACCAAGATTTCTTCAATCTGATTTGACTACATCTTTAAATGCGCTTATTGTTAATTGGTCTGGGCTAGATTACCTAGGCAGCGTTTACCCAAAAAGTTTTGATAGAGTTGACATATATGTAAAAGGTGGAGATTTTGGAAACACTTATGTTGTTGCTGGAAGCTTTAAAGAAGCTGGCAAGCAAACAATTATTGCACAGGCTGGAACATATTATGTAAAACTAAGAGCAGTAAGCAAGCTTGGAACCCCATCAGATTTTAGCGATGAGTGGTCAGCAGATACTTCTAATCCAGGAGAAGTTATTGAGCCCCCAACTCTTCCAATTGGACTAACAGTCTCAAGCACTGCATTTGGAATTTCTGTAAACTGGAATGGTGCATACCAAGCAAATGATCCTTTTTCTGGATTTAAAACAATTGAGGTTTATGCAACAACAAATGCAACATTAGGCGCTAGTACAACTACAGCATTTGCAAGTACAGCACTGGTAGCAAATTTAACAGTAACTCAATCTTTAAATAGACAAAATGTTGGAATTGATAATCTCAAGCAGGCACTAGGACTTGCAACATCTGAAGCAGTTTATGCAGCAAATGTTTATTTTTATTACATAGCATACAACAAAAATAACGAGCCTTATAAAGTTGGCGGTGTTGCAACATACACTCGGATTAGTGCAACTCCTCTGTCTCCAACCAAAGCTAACTTAATTGATTTAGAAAACGGAATTATATCAATTGAAAACTTAGTTGCTGGAAATGGAAAGTTTACTTCATGGCTAAGAGCAGGATCAGATGTTGGTGGAGCACGAATAGAATTAAATGGTGGGAGCAGCTTTGCAGATGGGGCAACTGGAAGATCAATACTAGATGGATTTACAGTATATAGTTCTGGCAATAGTCCAATATTTAGAGCAAGCACAACAAGCGGAACCGTAACTTTTGGTGGGTATACACCATCAGATATTGCTACAATACAATCAACAGCTACATCAAAAACAAAAATATTTAGGCAAGCAACAACCCCAACTTCAATTACAATCGGAGATTTATGGATTAATACTGCAGACACTACAATTGGTAGAAACACAATATATGTTGCTACAATGGTTGGAGCAAACTCAATAACAACCGATCCAACACCTGGTTGGAATGTTTCAAAAGATAGCGACATAACTACAGCTTTATTAAAAGCTGGCGGGTTTGATTCAAATGGAAATATTAATAGAGCCATTCAGATTCCAACTCCAAATGGCACTTCAGCAGGATCAATTTATTCTGTAAAAAGCTCTTATACAGATACAACATCAGGATGGTTCCTTGGATGGGATGGAACCTCTGTAAATAGCTCTCCAGTAATACACATAGGAAATTTAAATAACTGGTTTAAGTGGACAGGTTCTGCAATAGATGTTAAAGGATCATTTACTACAACTGGAACCCAGTCTGGCCTGCTTGGTGGCACTACTAATTTAACTACAACTTTAAGCGCTGGTAAATTATCATTATCTTCAGATCAGACAACTGGTTTTATGGATTGGGCAAATGCTGCTGTGCTAGGAGTTTCAAGCACAGACTCTAAAGCAACTATTTCCCCTGCTGGAATAGCAATCTCACATACTGGATTGTCTTCTGGGTTTTCCATTTCTTATGTTCCAGGTGGCGGATACGCAAACATTATTGTGTCTGGGGGCGGTTCTCCACTAATTAGATGGGTTAATTATCAAGGCAGCGAAAGAACTGCAAACTTAATGCTAGGGGATATTGCAAATAGACCACTAGTTGTTACAGATCAAGGCCTACAGTATCTTGGAGCACAAAATTATTATACAAATTCCTCTTCAGCAACCATGGCTACGGCTACATGGGGAGTAGATGGAGATTTAGCTTTTAGTACGAATGCGAATTAGCATATGCCCATATATAGAAAATCAGGAGGCTCCTGGACAACCATTAGGAGTATTTATAGAAAATCTGGTGGAGTATGGACATCTATAGAAAATGTTTATAGAAAAGCAGGCGGTGTATGGAATAGCGTATTCCTAAGAAACAATTCTCCAGTAATACAAAATAGAGTTACTATAGCATCTGATGTTTCTTATATAGGAGATGGTCAGTTTGCTACTTTAACTGGAAGAAATTACTCATGGACTCCAACATCTGGATTAACATTGACTTATCGTTTTGAAAAATCTACAACTATAGATTTTGCTTCTGTAACACTAATATCGTCTGGAAATATATCAAACCCAGCTTCTGGATCATCTAATACAGTAACTCAAGCAGTATATCCAGCTGCATTTTCACAGACTGATATGTACTTTAGGTTTAAAGTTACTGCCGTAAATTCTTCTGGAACAACTGTATCCGTAAGTGATGTAGTAGGTGTTTCATATTATGGAACACCAGTTCCACAATCCCCTTACCCTGAAATTACTGGCAGCACTACAGTAGGAAATAATGCATTTGGAAATATTGGTGTGTGGACTAATTCTCCAACATCTTATAGCTATAGATGGTATTTTATGAGTGGGGCAACAAGCTACCCACTTACATTTGAGCAGTCAAGATCTGTTTCAAATAAAAGTTTATCTGGGTTTACAGCCACTATTATAACTTCTACAAACCATGGATATAAAACATCAGATGTAGTTTCAATCTCATCTGTTGACTCCTTGCTTAATAAATCAACTGCAACAATTTTTTCTGTTACAAATAACTCTTTTTCGTATACTATTACTACACCAACTGCTTGGGTGGATGCTGGCACATCGTATTCTTCTGGAACATATGTATCTTATTTAGGAAATGTTTACCAAGCAATTAACTCAATATCTTCAGTTTCAGTATACAATGGCGGAACAATATACTCATCTGGAGCAATTGTATTTGCAAACAGTAATAGATACCAGTCAAGGGTTAGTAATAATATAGGCAACTCAGTTACGAATACAACATACTGGACCTCACTTGGTAGCTATACACCAACTGGACCACAATGGACACTGCAAAATTTTTCAAACACTGCTTCATCTGGAACAACAACTGGTCCAAATTATTATGAAGGGACATCTTCATATTCAACATCATTTTTATTAACAGTTCCAGCAACTGATTATAAGTCTACATTAAACATGATAGACAAAGCTTTGTATTTTGCGGTAAAAGCATATAATCCAGCAACCTCTTCTCCATCAGAATATTCAAATTATAAATTGGTATACGGATTTCCAGTAATTAATTTAGGTGCCACAACAATAGCAGACACATCTTTTTCTATAGCTTATACATCATCATATATGACTAAGTATATAGTTGATGCAAAATTTGGAGGTGTATCTGTAAGTACATATCCAAAAACAATAACCTCGCCATCAAGCCCAATACAAGTAACTGGTTTATCTGCTGGAAGAAACTATGATATTTATGTTACTCCTTACAATGGAGAAAATACAGCAGGAACAATAAAGTCAAAAAACGAAACTACTACATCTGCACCTACAACTCCTACTATAATAACAGTAACTTCTGGATATCCAAACGATGCAGTATCAGTTTCTTTTTCTGGAGGAAGCGGTCCATTTTATCAAATGTATTGGACAGCATCTGCAACAGCACCATCTGGCATTACAAACCCAGATGCATCTGGAAGTTCATCACCTTTAACAGATGCTTCTGGTCCATCATTAGCTGGCACATACTATATGTATGTTAGATCAACTAAGGTGCAAGGCTATACAGGAATAGATTCCGCACAGGCAAGCCCTTGGAGCGCAGGAACTCAATTTATTATTAGCAATAGGCCTGCAATTGCATTTTCATACGGAGCTGCAACATCAGCATCTGGAGGTTGGTCTGCATCTATAAATAGTGGAACTCAATCTGGAGCAGTTTACTCATTGGTATCAGTATCTGCTGGATCTGCATCGGTAAGCTCTTCAACAGGTGCAATTACTGCGTCAGGGTTGGCACCTGGACAAAGCTCTACTGTGGTAGTTAGAAAATCTGTTACTAGCTATCAAGATACAACAGCTTCAGCATCTGGAACAGCAACTAATCCTGTTTACAGTATAACATTTGATCCAAGTGGATATGTTTCTGGGCTTTCAAACACAAGAGTAACTAGCCCTACTCCAAGTACAATTAGAACTGGAACTGTTGGCCAGTCAGCTCTTGCTCCAGCCAACCCGACACCACCTTCAGGTTATACATTTGCTGGCGTTTGGAGAGATGACTCTCCATTTAATTATGTAAACCAAGTTAACTCTGGTGGATCTTGGACTATAACTGCAACAAATAAAACATTCTATGCATACTATAATACAATTGTTCCAAATATTTCTCAAATTGTTGTAGCTGGAAATGTTACTGCTGGAGTTACATGTACTGTAACTGGAAGCAACCTAGGTTCAATAGAGTACACATTCTTTGCAAGAGATACTGCAACTTCTGCATGGGTTCAAATTTCTGCTGGAACAGCAGCACCAAGCAGCAGCACTTCTGCTACAATTGCTACAACAGGAAAAACTACTGGAGCTTTGCCAGATCAATACTACGTTCAGATGATTCCATATTTTGGGCCAAGAAGCACATCTGGTGCAAATGGTGGGACAGGAACCTCTGGAACATTAAGAAGCACAATAGGAAGTCCAAAAAACAATAACGCTGGAAGCGTTACAGTTAATTTCTAATAAGGAGAAATGATGACATACGAATATAAATACTTGAATAAACAAGAAAAAATTGATGCAATTAGAATAAGGCAGAAGATAAATGAGGCTGATATTTATGAATTTGAGCTACATATTGCAGAATTGAATATAGCAGAAATCAAAGAGAATGATGTAATTCAAGAGTACACTACCAGAATTAACGATAAAATAAGTCAAAATGCCATGCTAGACTTGATGATAACACAGTTAGGATAAGCCTATTGTAAATAAAACTATAGGATGCTATAATATGAAAGGAGGAATAAAATGACAACAATTTTAACAAATGAAGAAAAGTCTGCAATTATAAATCAGCATATTAAAAATATTGAATATTCAATTTACAACTTAGAGATTTCAGTTATTGAAGAAGAAGCTGTTTCAACTCCAGACTCTACTAAAGTTACCAGCCTTAATTCTGAAATTACAGAATTAAACGCAAAAAAGGCGGCTCTTACAGCAGAGCTAGCATTACTTACAGCATAGGAATAAATCATGGCAGATAGATCAGAGCTAATCATAGCTGCATTGCAGCAAAGAATTGGTGAACTAGTTGTAAATTATGAAACCCAAATAGCTGTCTTGCGAGCAGATTTAACACAGATGGTTGATGAAAAAAATAATAAAGAAGAAGCAATTAAAGAGTATGAAAAAAGTTTAGGAGATTTAAAATGACAACAGAAGTATTTCAGGATGGCGAGCCAGTAGACCCAGATAAGCTGAGAGGTTTACAGAACCAAATAAATGCTATTAAAAAAACTGCAGACAGTTCATATGCACTTAGTCAAAGTACAGCTAACGATATAACTGTCTTAAAGGTGATGCACCTTGCTGCAGGACAAATGAAGTTTCCATCATTAAAAAAGGGCGGAAATAATAGACTGGAAATCCCTCATGAGTGGGGATCAAACTATAAAGCATCTTTCGTAGTAGCTACACCCAGAATTACAGGCTCAAAATCAATTACTGGTTGGGCAATCAGCGGTAAATTTGACTCAGAAGTTTTAACTGTATATGCTAGCGCAGATGTAAATGAGCCAGTTGTTTTTAATTGGATTAGCGCAGGACAAAAAATACTGACTGATACCGAATAAAGTCTATTGACACACCGCATCAATATGTTACAATTGCTATAACATTAAGCCACGACATCGTGGCTTTTATATATATTAAGGGTTTTCATGAGTAACGATTTAAAGTGGATGATTTCATCCGACCAGCAATTTCCATATCAGGATGATAAGATGATCGCACTTTGGTTCAAGGTCATGAAGTGGTTTAAGCCAGATGTTGTAGACTATTTGGGAGACACAGATGACCAAGCATGCTATAGCAAGTATACAGAAGGAAGATCTGCAGAATTTTTAAATCTTCATAAAACTGATAGTAGAGACCTTATTGTTCCAATGATGCGTCATGAAGCAAAAGGCGCTAGAGATTTTTATACAAAGACAAGAGAAATGCTACCAGAGGCTCAGCTTTTTTCAGCGTTAGGAAATCACGATGTTAGAATTTTTAACTATGTAGATGCAAAGCTTCCAGATTATATTAATGAGGTTACTCCAGAAGCACTATGGGGATTAGATTCATTGGGTTACGAATATATTCATTATAATGAATTGCCTAAACGCCGCTTTGGAGATATACACGTTCACCATGGACTTTCAATTGCAGCAACTGGATCTGTTCGTAAAGATATGGAAGATCTACAGGTGTCTTTAATTAGAGGCCACTCACATAGAATTGCTTCTCACCTAGTAACATATGAACTAAGAAACGGTGGAGAAGGAGAAACTCTTCGTGGATATGAGCTTGGTCACATGTGTGATGAAAAGGGACCAGGAATGAAATACATGCAGCACCATGATTGGCAAAAAGGTTTTGCTATTGCACATATTGTAAATGACTATCCACACATTCAAATGATTCATGTGGCTCCAGATTACTCATGTGTTGTTGACGGGAAGCTATTTACACTATGATGATGAAGTGTCAAAAATGCAATGGCAGGGTTTTTATAGATAGAGTATTTTCTCAAAAATTACATATGGAAATGTTTTGCGTGATGTGCGGGAAACGATGGATGATTAATAAAGATACGAGCCCACTAGGAAAATGGTTAGAGAAATTAGAAAAAGCAAAAGAAAAAAGCTTAGCTATTTCTTCCTAAACAATAAGATACACAAGGTGATCAGTTCTTCTTGGGCAAAGGATGAGCTGACCGCCTGGTGCTATCCAGATAAAAAAAGAGTAATGTATTCTTATTCTCAAGTGGTTAAAAGTATGGAGAATGCATATTCTACAAAACAAGTTTCTCAGATATTAAATAAGCATAAGGTTACAATTGAAGATTATATTTTAGATGGTAAGATAAGGTACCCTCAAAAAGTTTATCCTATTGGAAACCCAGACAGCGATTGGTATAAGTTTATGTATAGCGAATCGGACATAATGGACATACATGATTTTATATTAGAGGCTGGATATTCAAAAGATATGCCATCAAAAAATGAACTAAGGGCCCTTCTCAAACACAATACAATATTGTATACTAAGACAACAGAAGGAAACTTTGTTCCAGTATGGAAGGCAGAATAGTGTCAGGTAGAGTTGTAGTTTGTGATATATGTAAAAAAGAAATAGAATTACGTTGGGGCATTTTTGCTCATGACAGTTTAAGTAGGCATCGGAAGGCGGAGCACTAATGGAAAAAGGAACGCATGTCAGAGTCGATCTATCGTTTACACGCAACCTTGGAAATTTTGAAAGCATAAAAATTGGTATAGGTGTTGATGATTTTGTAAGAGACGGAGAGACAGTTGATGCTGCAACAGACAGAGTCTATAAGTTTGTTGAGGATAAGCTAATTCAAAAGACTCAAGAAGTTGAAGAGGAATTACGTGGCAGTAAATAAAGAACCATACATTCTGCTATCAATATACTCTGGTCTTTATGAAGAGCTTTATAAAACAAAGCCAACAATAAATAGGTATAAAGAAAAGTGGGCTATGCAAGATGTTATAGACAGCATAGGGTTTGATCGTGCAAGAGATGTACTAAGTTATTATTTTCAAACTGGGAAAAATAGACACCCTTTAAATTTCTTTTATAATAATTTTGAAAGAATAGAAGACATGATGATGCAGATTAAAGAAGATAAGGCTAATAGAAGCCGTATGCTAAAGGAGACAAAGAAAATGGTTGAGGAAAACTAATGAATACAGAGGCAGAGCTGCTCTCAGCAGTTTGCAAGAATAAAGATATTAGTACCATACTCGCCGACAATTCGGACGACCTGTTTGTTTCACATAAGGATATATGGGAGGGGCTAAAGTCATACTACTATAAGTTTAGAGCAGTTCCAGAAGTTGGAATCCTTCAAGATAAGTTTAAAGACTTTGAACCAGTTGAAACAAAAGGAGAGACTGGGTACTATTTAGACAAGCTTAAAAATGAATTCGTAGGCAACAAGCTAAAGACAATTCTTATGCAGGCAGGCTCTTCTTTAAAAGAAGATGCACCTTCCAGAGTTTTGGGAACAATGCAGTCTCAACTTGCAAACTTAAGCCGATACACGAATAACGTTAAAGACTTAGATATCACAGATTTAGATTCAGCAGAGAGACACTATGAGTCAGTAAGAACTAGATCTTTAGCAATGGGAGGAAGCCCAGGAATCCTAACTGGCTTTGATGCAATTGATAAAGCTTATCCAACTGGAATGGCTCCAGGACACCTTATTGTTGCTATTGGTTGGCCAGGACGTGGTAAGACTTGGTTTACGTCCTACCTTGCATGCAAAGCTTGGGAGCAAGGTTTTAAGCCAATGATTGTTTCGCTTGAGATGGCTCCAGAAAATATGCGAGATAGAATTTATACTATGCTTGGCTCTGGATTGTTTAGAGCAAGCGACCTTTCTAAAGGTGACATTAACATTGATGATTTTAAAACTTGGGGAAAGAAAAAAACTGAGGGCAAAAATAGTTTTATCCTTGTCTCTAATGAAGGTGCAGGAGAAGTAACTCCAGCAACTATTCAGGGAAAGATTGATCAGCATAAGCCAGACCTAGTTATTCTAGATTATCACCAGCTATTTAATGATAATAAGCGAAGTAATTCTGAAGTTGAAAGAAATAGAAATATTTCAAGAGACTTTAAGCTGCTTGCAGTAACAAATGGAATTCCTATTATTGATATTACGGCTGCAACTGCAGATGATATTTCAGATCAGAAGGAGCCTCCAATGATGAGTCAGGTTGCATGGTCAAAGGCAATTGAGTACGATGCTGACATGGCTATTGCTATTCATAAGCATGCCAACACTGATTTAATTGAGGTAGTTTCAAGAAAGAATAGGCACGGGCATGACTTTAGATTCTTCCTTGATTGGGATATTAACAGAGGTGTTATTACTCCAATTTACGAAGATCTACCAGAGTTGAGCAAGTGACCCATCAAAATATTAAAAGGTTTCAGATAAGAGTTGAGTTTTTAGATGATTCAGATATGATCAGAATAAAAAAGCAATACGAAGATCTTTTAGTAAATCAAATGAAAGATGCTGGGTACTCAAGAGTACTTGACATAGACCCAGCCTTTTCGGTAGAATTTGACGGAGAGACATGGGAGTTCTTAATGACTTTACATGGAGTATATGTAGGAAAGAAGAAGGCATGGCAATTAGAGGGTATAACCCAAGGCAAGCTGATACATCGGAATACACCCATGCCCACATAAAGTCAATAGTACAAAGCCTTGGGATAGACATAGTTGGAGAAACATCAAATGATTATTTGGCTTATTGTCCATTTCATTCAAACAGACACACATCAAGTTTTAGCATAAGTAAAACAAAAGGTGCCTATATTTGCTTTAACCCTTCATGCGGAGAGACTGGCACTATAAATGATTTAGTTAAAAGAATTTTAAACAAAAATGAATTTCAGTCTTTAAGGTATATTGAATCAAAACAACTAGAGGCGTTTGAAAATTTTGACGAATCCCTTAAGGATATCCTTGAAGACAAGCCAGACTTTATAGAATTTTCAGAAGAAACATTGAAAAATTTGTACAATGGGCTTTTGGGTAGCGATAAGGCAAAAGCATATTTAAAATCTCGTAGTATTGATTTAGAATCAATTGCATATTTTTCTCTAGGGTATTCAGACAATATGGACATGATAACTGTACCAGTACATAGTCCAGACGGAATTCCAGTTGGAGTTGTAGGAAGATCAATATCTGATAAAAGATTTAAGAATAGTAAAGATCTTCCAAGAAGCAAAACAATGTTTAATATACACCGTGCTAAAAAAGTTGGAGACAGAGTTATAGTTGTTGAGTCAAGCTTTGATGCAATACGAGTTCATCAGGCAGGATTTCCAAATGTTGTTGCTACGCTTGGTGGTCATATATCTGGAGATAACCTTAAGCTATTAAATAGATATTTTAATACGGTAATAATAATGACAGATGCAGATCAGGCTGGCAGAGATCTCGGTTCGGCAATTGCTTATAAATTAAACAATAAAAACATCTTGTGGGCCTCTCACTCTTATGGTAGAATATATCCAGAGGGTGTAAAGGATGCTGGTGATATGTCCGATGAAGACATTAAGTCCTGCATAACAAATGCCATATCTAATTTTGAATATATATCTGGGATTCAAGAAAAATAAACAGGCGAATATATATCGTCAATATAAAAGGAGAATACAAATGAGTATAGTAAAAGGTCTAAAAGACTTAAACAAGGCATTAGATAAGCCTACGTATACAGCAAGTGATGACAACAAAGGTCGTTGGTTTAAAATTGAAGATGGTGAAAGCGTAAAGATTCGTTTCTTGCAAGAGCTTGATCCAGACTCACCGCACTATAACGAAAAATTTGGTTGTGGATTTATTGCTCTTGAGCACACTAATCCAAAAGACTATCGCAGAAAAGCTTTAGATACAATGGAGCTAGAAGGACGTGACTGGGCAAACGAACAGCACCGCAAGGACCCAAAGGCTGGCTGGAAGGCTAGAGCAAGACTGTACATTAATGTTTTAGTTGATGACGGTAAAGAAGCTCCTTACGTAGCCATTCTTTCTCAAGGCACAAGTGGTAAGGCAATTACTCCAACACTAATTGAGTACGCTGGTGAAATTGGAAGTATCACAAATCTAATGTGGCGCATAAAGCGTACTGGAACAAAGACAGACACAAGCTATACAATAATCCCATTAGCAAAAGATGAGACACCTTTTGATGTTTCTGGAATTGAATTATTTGATCTTGAAAAGTCAGCAGTTCGACATGTACCATACGACGAGCAGGAAGCGTTTTATACTGGAGATGCAAATACAGAATCAAAAGAATCATCTTCAACAAGTAGCAGTGTAGACTGGTAACAGAGAGCATAGGCGGAGAATTAAGTTGAACTTCACACATTTACATGTGCATTCTTTCTATTCATTAATGGATGGGCTTAATTCTCCTGCCGAGCTTGTAAAAGCCGCAAAAGAATCTGGTCAGACTTCTTTAGCAATTACTGACCATGGAACATTGTCTTCTCACCGTGAAATGCAGATTGCATGCAAAGAACATGGAGTTAAGCCTATCCTAGGAGTAGAAGCATATATTTCACCTACAGATAGATTTGATAGATCTTCAAAAACTGACAAGTCTATTCAGGCTTACAATCATATTATTCTTTTAGCTAAAAATAAAAAAGGCTTAGAAAATATAAACACACTACAAGAGCTTGCTTGGACAGAAGGCTTTTACCATAAGCCAAGAATTGATAGAGAGGTGTTAAAAGAATATGCAGAAGGTATTATTGTACTTAGCGGATGCCTTAATGGTCTTATTAGTAAATGCATCGAAAAGGGTGAGTTTTCAGAAGCAAAGCTTATACTCAAAGATTTTAAGCAAGCTTTTCAAGAAGATTTTTATGTGGAGGTTCAGTCTCATAATCCGAAGGAAATAAATTCTAAGCTTCTTGAGCTTGCAGATGAACTTAAAATTAAGGTGGTAGCAACAGGAGATGCTCACTTTGCCAAAGAAGAAGATAGAGTACTAGAGGAAGCAATGCTTATTCTATCAACATCTCCTAAGTCAGATAAAGATGCAGACTTTGAAATGTCTAGACAAATGCCAGACATGCTAGATAGATTTAATTACTTGTATCCAGACCGCCGAATATCATTCCAAGACTATAATCTATTTATTCAAAGTAGGTCTGAAATTGAGGCGGACTTTAATAATGCAGGTATTACTCGTACAGATATATATGATAATACAATGGAAATTGCTGACAAGATTGAAGAGTATGACTTCCATGAGGGGTTAGATCTGTTACCTATCCCAAAGACCAATGCTGACAAGAAACTGTCTGATATGGCCTTAGAAGGCCTTAAAAGACTATCTCTGGACAAAGATCAGGTCTACTTAGATAGAATTGCAGAAGAGTTATCTATAATTAAAGATAAGGCATTTGCCTCATATTTCCTAGTTGTAGCAGACATGATTACTTGGGCTAAGTCAAATAATATTATGGTTGGTCCAGGTCGTGGATCTGCAGCTGGCTCATTAGTTTGCTATGCCCTTGGAATTACAGATGTGGACCCAATTAAATATGATCTACTGTTCTTTCGATTTATTAATCCAGAACGCAATGACTTTCCAGATATTGATACCGACTTTGAAGACCGTCGTCGCAAAGAGGTTAAGGATTACTTAAAGAAAAAGTTTAAGCACGTTGCATCAATTTCTACATTTACTTACTTTAAAGATAAAGGTGTTATTAGAGATGCTGCTAGAGTATTTATGGTGCCACTTTCAGATGTTAATCGTGCAATGAAATCAATTGATACGTTTGAAGATTTTATGGATTCTCCTAATACAAAAGAGTTTAGGGCAAAGTACCCAGAAGTAACTTGGCTTGCAGAAAGACTTCGTGGAAAGATTCGAAGTGTTGGAGTACATGCAGCAGGTGTCGTAGTAGCAAAAGATGATTTAAGAAAGTACGCACCAATAGAGTCTAGGGCCGATGCAAATGATGAAGTCTCTGGAAGAATTCCAGTCGTGGCATACGATATGGATACGGTTGCAGATATAGGTCTTATTAAGCTAGATGCCCTAGGTCTTAAGACTTTATCTGTGATCTCTGACACTTTAAAATCAA